TGTAGACTCTCATTTTGAGAGGCGGCTTTACAGCTTTAACTCCATGGTCCTTTAGGCGGGTTAAACAAATCATGAATAATGTCCTTTAGAACATTTAAAATATTGTTCCAGTCTAGTTGACTTTAAATCACTTGCAGAGATAAGAATTTGCCTACTTATTTCGAAGCTTTTGGCTACCCTTGTTATAATATAATGTATTATTTATTTTAATTTCAATTAATTATAAATTATGTTTTGTTGTAATCGCACTTATAAAAGATAGAAACCTCATTGGAGGATTTTCTTACGCATTTTGCTATTTATTAAGCCAGTGTTACCTAAATATGATTGAATTTGATACTTTGAAACTCCACCGAGACACGTACAAGTATAATTATACAATTTTATTGTTTATTTTATTATTTTATTATAATGAAGTGATTGCTTCAGTCAGGATTTGATAACTACCATACTATGCAGGATAGTAGTATGTATTGTTGATTTTCGCATGAAGAATTGGATCACTCGTGGAGTTGGTTTTTACCATCATTCCGCCACGAAAGAAAATATAGAGATATATCCAGAAACATAACGTTTCAGTCCAACACAGGATGATCTGCCTGTGGTCGGGTAACGCCGATGGACTATAATTAATTAGATTCCTAATTTTTATAATTTAGAGAGAGAAAACTCTTCAACCCCTGTATCAGGAAGATACACTGAGATTATTTATAATTTCGCACAATTACCGTTTAGTTCAGAATTAATTTTTGTTCAAACTGATATTGGAGAATATGGAGAACTCCTTTCACAAGGAGCTTCGTTCATGGTAGAATCTGTTTTGGAAGATAACCCTCAAGCTAATCATTTTTTAGCTTGTCGAGAACCTGAATCAGAAATGAAATCTACTGCTTATCACAATTCATTCACTCAAGAATGTGATTGTGGTGCACCTCTTGGTTCTAATAATTGTTGCATCTTTTCTTTAGATGCTATTCAATTTTTGAAACAAGGAGGTGAATGTTCAAGATTCTTTTCACAATGGTGGGAAGAACTTGATAACATCAAATTTTGTTTTGATGTTTTGTCAAATATTGATGACTCTTTAATTGGGGATATAGTCCTGGCTAATGAGAAGTCAATATTTGACTTGAGAGTTAAAAGATCTGTTGCTTACAGATTTCTTAACTCTTGTGATGATAGAGAACTTGTAGAGTTATATCTCAGAAATGATGATACCTCTTATAGTTCTGATAGTGTTAGACACTTTTTGGATTCTTGCTATTCAGTAAGATTTTTAATGGGTGATTTGACTGATTACGGATTTATGTCTAGTGTTACTAGTTATCGTGCTCAGGGTCTTACCGTTTCTAGAATGGTTCATGCTATTTTGAAAGATGTTGATGATCCTAATTCTACACATTTATGTGGTGTTATAGATAAAACATTTTTTCGTATGGACTTATATGTTCAAAGTTTATGTTCTAAGCTTTGGGGAAATTTTAAGTCTACACTTTCTTTTTTATCACACAATATTAGAGATATTTTAGATAAAGCTTTTGATTCTTTTACCACATTTTTGGTTTGTGGTATATTTGAGAAGATTGGTACTTATATAACTCCTAATCTTGATGCTCAGAAGATAGCAGCTCATGCTGTTACTTTCTTTTCTTTTTGGATTATGGTTCGTTTAATGAGACTTGTCACTGATTCAATTGCTCAATCTATTTTTAATTTTGCTGTTTCTGGTATTACTGCTAATTCTCCTGAGTTAGTAGCTCAATCAGCTTCTCCTGATATTTACTCCTTGATGGGTACTCTTTGTATTACCGTTTTGGGTTTGAATGATAAGGCTTATGGTAAAGTTAAAGCTATTGTTAAAGATGTCTCCAATGCTCTTTCTGGTGGTACAGTTATAGGGAATGTTTTTAAAACATCACTTATTATGTTACCACCCGTTCTTAAATGTGCTTTTAGTTACAAATTTGGTTCTACTGAACAGAAATTGGAATATGAGATAGAAGAATGGAGAACGTTATCATTGTCTTTGGTAGCTATTTCTAAGATCCAATCAGTTCTAGCTTCAAAATCTTATGCAATTAAAATACAAAAACAAGTTGATTTAGGTGGTCAATTAGTGCGTAAATGCACTTATTTGGTCAAACCCACTGTTAAATCAGCTTTTATTTCTTCATATTTAGCTTTGATTAAAATTCAAACTAATTTATTGACTAAGAAATATAACTCTGGAGATAGAGCTATACCATTTGCTTTTCATTTTGCTGGTGTTCCTGGAATTGGGAAAACCACCACTGTGAAGGATTTGTTGATTCGATCCACTGGATTTTGCCAGGAGGATATGTATTCACTGAATGCTGTAGATGAGTATATGTCTGGTTATCTTGATCACCCTATAATAGTAATGGACGAATTTTTATTGGGAATGCAAGAGCCAAACTATCTTTGTGTTCAAAGTTATTTAACTTTGGTTTCAAGCGGAGAGTTTAGACCTAATTATGCATCTGTTGATGATCCTAATGTGGGTATTAAAGGTAGTTCCGCTAGACCTAAGGTTGTTATTACTATGAATAACACTCCTCATGATAGAGTTGATCATAAGATTGATTCGGCCATGTGGCGTAGGCGACGTTTTGTGATACATGCTAGACCTTCTGAAAGATTTCACTCTGAAGCTTTTAATGCTGCTAATGTCGATTTAGACCGATATAGTAAGGAAGAGCTTTATAATAGAGTTTGGATGACTTTTGATATAATGTCGCCTTGTCCTAATCTTAAGAACAAGCCTACTTATATTAAGCGAGGTCTTGATTATGAAGAATTGATTGAATTTGTTAAAGAACAATATGAATCGCATGTTTCTCTCATTGCTAAAGTGAGTAAAGAAATGAATGATTCTGTTGTAGTTGAGAAGTCAGCTGATGAAATCCTTGATGAAGTCACTAGAGATATTTACTCTATTCCTTCAAAACCTTTAAGTATTAGCGAAGCTATAACAGCTTTTGCTCTTAGATTTAGAGGTCAAGGGACAAATCCTACTATTGATCCTCTTCATGTTGAGTCGGTTATAGATGAAGTTAGAGAGTTTGGTTCAGTTCAGTCTGAGATTCATATTTCAGATGATTCTGAAACTATTTATAATCGTATATATCGCAATATTACTAACACTTCTACAGCTTTAAGAGTTGGTTTAGCTTCAAGTTTACTTGTTATTCTTGGAGTAGCTACTGCTTATTCTAGAGGTGAACAACCTGAACAAGAGTATTTTTGTCAATCTGATAAAACTCAGAAAACTTCTGTTGCAAGGTCTGCTCCCGCGTTTAAACCAGCTTCGTCTGGTGTTTTACATGCTCAAGGACCTTCTATTGCTGTTGTTAATCTTAGTTTACACGGAAAAGTCTTTAATGCGCTTGCAGTTTGTGAGCGCTGGTTTCTTACGTATGCCCACGCTATTAATATTGAAAATATTAAAGAGGGCGACGAGTGGGTTTATTCCTACTTGGGTAAGGTTGTTAAATTACCTGTCGATAAGAAGGACATTTTCATATGCGCGGAGAGTGATATTGCTCTTATTCATTTTCATTCATCATCGATTTGTTCATCTAAGAACTCAATTAGACAGTTTATTTGTCAGAATGAAATCGATCAGATTAATAACGTACAAGTTTCTTTGCAAACTAATGAACGTTTATACATGTCTTTGGTCCAAATTCGTTCTAATCTCCGTTACATTGTTAGAGATGGTAAAGCCGATGTGGTCTTGGATCGTGCAGCTAGGTATCAAGCCCCCACTCAATTGGGCGATTGCGGCCTTCCTGTTCAAGTTATTTCCGGGGGTCTTATTAATAAGATACTTGGAATTCATGTTGCCGGTAGTGGTGCTGATTGTATTAATCCATGTGGTGTTGCGTCTTTTGTTACTCAAGAAATGTTGAATAGTGTTATTCATGTTCCTGTTTGTGCACAAGGACCTTCACCTAATTTGATTTATGAGGAACGTGTTCCTTTTAATCAAAGAGTCAATATGCCTACCCATAGTAAACTTACAGCTTCTGAGATCCAACCATATTTGGATTATCCTGCTGTTAAACAACCTGCTATTATGAGTTGTCTTGATCCGCGTAGTTGTGGAGTTGATCCAATTCGTAATTCTCTTGAAGAACTTTATTCTATTGACAATCCTGTTATGGATGAAGTTTTTGTTGAACGTATTGAACGAGAGATGTACGAACATTATAAAGATAATTTGATTTGGCCAGTTGGCCAGCGTAAGTTAACTTTTGATGAAGCTTGTGCTGGTATTCCTAAATATTTGAATTCTATTACTTGTAGTACTAGTGCTGGATACCCTCTATGTAAGATAGCTCGAAAGAAAGGTAAAACTGATTTTGTTTGGTTTGAGGGTTCTGAATTACATTATAATGATAGTTTTAAGATTCTTGTTGAACTTCGTCTTGAAGAAATGGAAACTTATGAAGGTGGTCATATTGACCATCGTTTTCTTGGGTTTTTAAAAGATGAACTTTTGAAACAATCTAAGATTGATGCTGTTAAAAGTCGAATGACTTATTGTAATGATATTACTTCTTTGATAGCCTTTAGAATGCAATATGGTGCTCTTATTTCAGCACTTATGAATAATTTTGAGGTTACTGGTTTTGCAGTCGGTTTGAATCAGTATAGTAAGGATATGAATAGAATATATGATTATCTTTCAGAGATGGGTTTAGAAATGATTGCGGGAGACTATCAATCTTTCGATAAACATTTTGTTAAACAAGTTTCAGATGCTGGTTATCGTATTATAGGTAAATTGGCTACGAAATTCTGTGGTGTAAAGTCTTGTGTTAATGATTATTTGTTGAAACATGAGACTGAAACACCTTTTCAAGTTCAAGATCTTTTGATTAAAGTTTCTTGTTTGAATAAGAGTGGATGTTTGTTTACAACAATTATAAACTGTATTGTTAATAATTTTTATATTAGATATTGTTTTTATAAACATTATCCTCATTTGAATTTTGACAATCACATGCGTACTGTTACTCTTGGGGATGATCATATCATTTCTAAGAAAACAAACATTAATATTAATCCTTTATCTTTGTGTGAAGATATGAAAGATATTGGACAAGTTTATACTTCAGCTTTTAAGGATGAAGAACTTAGAAATACTTGTGATTCTTTTGGTGATATCACTTTTCTAGGAGCAATT